ATAGAAGACCTTCGGGAGAAAACCGCCGTTTTTGTCCCTTGCCGATATGATGAGCTTCAACATGGCGTTCCCGGCTCGACTGATGTGGTAGCGCGGCGTCACGGACAGCACATCCATGGACCACGGACCGAAGTTGATCTCCCGCATCTTCACAGGGGCATTGATCTCGTTCTCAGGTTCAGGTTCCCACAAGTGGCCGCAGTTGGGGCATTCCATCGTCCCTGGCGGGACAATCTCTCTGCATACCTGGCACGCCTTCATGGGCGGCGTCCCCTGGACGCCGGAGACATTCGGCACCGTCACAGCCGGAGAATCTAGATCTCCGTGGCGCCTCATGTTTCCGGAGAGGTCCAGCACCAGCAGATCTTTTTTCCCGGGGTGCGGCCTGAGTCCGCGGCCGACGATCTGGACGTGCAACCCTGAGCTCTTGGTGGGGCGGCAAAGAAGAATACAGTCCACGCAGGTACAGTCCCATCCTTCCGTCAGGACTCCCACATTGCAAAGGACCTGGATTTTCCCGGCGTTGAAATCGGCCAGGATCCGCTCTCGATCTTCCATGGGCATCCGACTGTGGACGCATTCACTCACGAAGCCGGCCTCCAGGAAGGCGTCCCGCACCCTCTCCGCATGAGAGATGGTGACGCAAAACACCACTACATGGCGTCGTCCTTCGCCATATTCCTGATAGGCATGGACGGCGGAACCCACGTGGCGGTCCCGGCTCATCAGTTCTGAAAGATCGCCCAGGTTCCAATCTCCTCCACTGGTGCGGACGGCTTTCAATTCGTTGTCGATGTTCTCCGCTTCTTTCGCTCGAATGGGAACGAGCCATCCATCGGACTGAAGCATGGACATGGGAGCCGAATAGTGGAGCTTGCCGAACCAGTTCTCCGCTCCCTTCCTGCACTTGTTCCCATAGATGTAGCCATGGCCGAGCCGATATGGCGTGGCCGTCACTCCGAGCACACGCAATTGCTCGTAGTAGGACTCCATCTTCAAAAGAAGCGTTCGGTATTGAGACTTGACGTTCCTGGGAGGCATCCTGTGTGCTTCATCAATGATCACGAGATGGAACGGTGGGCACTCATTCAGCCGATTCACGACGGTCTGGACGCTCCCTATGACCACAGGCTGCATGAGGTCTGCCTTTGCGTCCACGCTGGCGCATGCGACCCCGATGGGAGCTTTCGGCCAAACCCGGCGGAGCTTGTCCACGGCTTGCTCGATGAGCTCTTTTCGGTGGGCCAGGACCAGAATCCGCATGCGAAACTCCTCAAGCCACCTCCGGATGAGATGGCTGAAGATGATGGTTTTTCCGGCTCCCGTGCTCAATTGAAGCAGGATGTAGCGGTCAACCATGGAGGCGGCAACGATGGTCTCGATGGCCGCCTCCTGGTAGGGTCTAAGAACGATCATTGTGCGGCTTCCCAAGGCGGAACAGACTTTCTGGCGGCACTCTGAACCGGCTTCGGCGGAGGCGCAGCATTGACTCTTGCCTGGGCCGGTCTCACCTCTGCGAACCTCTTGTAGGACGTGATCTTGTTCTTCGGCGAATAGCCTTCCTGCTCTTCGATGGAAACACGGACCGAACACTGGAGACCATGTAGGTCTTCAGTGTCTCTTATGAAATTTGGGTTTGGGTATCCAACCGCCTCGGCTAACCCCTTGAACCGTTTCAGCGCCACCTCGTTGTTCAGGACGAAATAGTCCCAGAGCTTTCGGCCGGCGTGAGTCGGTCCGAGCACCTCGTAAGTGAATATGGCCATGGGGTTTCCGGCCTTGGAATGGGTTACTTCCGAGTCCAGCACCCTGATGGTGTACTCTCCAGGGGGAATCGGCTCATAGTCGCTACCCTGCGCATCGTAGCTCGACAGGTCAAGATCCACTCGTGCCATGGTCTTCCTCCTTGCCTAGAATCTTCCTGTGAATATGGAGCAGGTTGGGCGGCTCAAACAGAGCCAGCTTCCCGCTCCGGTCCTTTCCGGGAAATCGCTCATAGTGGCCCGTGATGAACGTCCGGAACTCCATACCGTCGTCGGCTTGGATGTTGGTGAAGTAGAAAACCTCATCGAAAAAACTGGTGAGGAGCTGCCGTAGGCTATTCCCTGTGACGTTTGGGCCGACAAAGCGCCGGTTGTTCTCATCCTTGTCCACCAGAGGGAGACATGTGAAGACGACGTTGAAGGCGGTTGCGTCTCGAAATCCCTTGATAAGTGTCGTCATGAGCGCCTGGTAATCGTCCCAACGGTCAAAAGCTTTCTCTTTCTGTGGATACTTGTCCTTGAAGTGTTTGTTGCAGCGGTCCGAAATCTCCGTCAGGGAATCAATGAAGACCCACCCGCCGCCATATCTGGTTTGAGCTTCCGGATTTGCGGTCAGATATTCATAAACATCCCGGAAATCATCCAAGCTCGTGACTTCAAAGCCCTCAACCTTGCCTTCAATCACGAGATCTTGGACGCTCAGGAGTCCCGCTTCGGCGCTCACGACACAGACCGGCGGCTGCTCGGCCTCCTCGGGTGTGCGCCATGCGCCGGCTTCCAGGTCCCAGGTGTAGCCGAAAAGCGTCTTGATAAGACTCGTCTTGCCGATCCCAGGCGCCCCGATCACAAGACCGCAGAACCGATTGACGCTTTCCTTGGAAATGGGTTTGAGCGGCATTGTCATTCCTCCAGTGGTTCATAGCTCACCGATGGGGCCCCGTCCTTGACGGTCATGGCCCATCGCAAGGCGTCTCCCATCTCCGGATCCAGGAGGGCGGCGTTGATGGTCTTCATGCCGTGGGGCTTATATTCAATCTTGAAGATGCCGTTGAACTTTTGCTCGCCGATATGGGCCCGTATTTGTTCCAGCTTCTCTTGATCCCAACTAACATATTCTCGCCGTTGGATCTTCACCCGATAGCCGGCGGCCACCAGGTGGGCTGTCTTCGATCCCGGTTCAAAGCTGGCTATCTCTGCCAATCGAGCATTAATCTCTTTCAGTTTCGCCTCCGCCGTGGAGATCTGCGCCTTCAGTCTGGCACCCTCACGCACCAAATTTTCTACAGGACCATTCATTGAAGCTCCTTTCATCTGCACCTCACGCAGCACCCGCAGCCCGGGCACCGTGGTCCGGACTCAGCACGAACTTCTCGGAAACACCTCGGACAGTGCTCCTGGTCAGAATCCGGCTGAACGGATTTCCGCAGTGGGGACAATCGATCACGTTCCAGATCGTGACCCCGTTCTTCTTGGTTCCGAAGACCATGGAACTCTTGATGACTGGATTCTTTATGGACTCGAAGCAGGTCGGGCATACCATGATGTCTCCTTTCACATTGTGCCGGCCGAGGCCCGGTGCATGAGGTTCGAGACGTGGCCGTCTGGGAATTCATCCGGACCCGGAATCGACGGCGTCCGATCCCAGATCACCCTTCCGTATTCGTCCCACCTGTAACCGCAGACGTGGCAGGTCATCACCCGGGGCCGGACGGACCGGTTCACCTCCGGGCTGCTCCCGCGGCACCTGGGACATGTTCTGTAAATGAGACCGCGCATCTTTTTCGCCTCCATGGTCGTTGACGCAGAAAGCCGCAGCGACGAATCAGTAGATGATCGGAATCTCCGGACCAGCCTCCTCTTTCAGCCACTTGCCTATATTGATCTTTGTTTGCAGAACCCATTGTTGGCTGCGGGTCATGAGAAGGAAGCACTGTGGTTCATCTCCGCCCTTCATGCGGAAGACGAAATCCAAGTGAGGTTGACTGATCTCAGGAAATGTCACATAGGGGGCCAACCGAACGGGATTCTTGATGACGGCGTCTCCGACCCTCGCGACGCCGACCTTTGTTGTCACCACGTTGGATATCCCGTCGTCCTCATAGACCCTGACCGTGCCGTCCTTCAGATTACCTAGGACCTTGATGAGATTTTCCTTGTCCGAGGTGTATTCGAAGGCGGCCTGGATGTACGGGATGAACTCGCTGACGGGCATCCACTGGCCGAAATGATGCAGTTCCTCCATTTCAGCCACTGCGAACGTTTGTCGTTGCATGAATGGGCCGCTCACCTGGGTGGTGAGAGAGACCTTGTTGTGATGTTGGACGTGAAGGAACACTCTCTCCCTTGGGAAATCAGACACGCCTTTGATGTAGTCCACCAGACCGTTCAAAGTGGTGGTTCTGACTGCATGGACCTCCGGCTCCAAAACAGGGTGGAGTTCTCGGGTCGAGTAGATGCGGCCTTCAACCTCTTTGAGCTCCCCGTTGGAGATCTCGATGATCTTCTGGATTGCTTGAGCAATCATCTTTCTCCTCCCCTGAGCACGGTCAGTTCTCCGGTATCATCGACGGGAATGTTCTTGGTCGGCTCGACGGCCACGGCACGTCCCTTTTCCGTGCCGATATAGATATGGGTCGGCACGTGATCGTAAGGCGCCAATTTGCTGGTGGCCTGGATTTCGACGTTCGCAAAGTCCCGGTCCTCGTTGGGTTTGATCTTGACCGTCAGGGTGACGCTGCGGACCAGGTCGGGCCTCGTGTTGGGATCCAGGATGTTCTCCAACACCTTCTGGAGCTCATCGTCGAATCGCTCAACGGCCGCGCCTTTCCCAAGATTTGCCAATGACAGCCTCTCTTCCATTTTTCCCTCCCTTTCCGTTGCCTGGTTCCATTCGCCGGCCATCGGCTCATTAAGCCGCGAAGGGCGCCTGTGCCGGTCTTGAGTGGTCACCTTTCCCGGTCCGTCGGCGCCGCTTCCTCGGATTGGGCCGCCGTCATGGTCGGATCGGGTCTCTTATGGGCCGTCTCCACCCGGCATCGCCGTGATTTCACGCGCGCGCCAGGCGGTGATGGTGGTAATATGCCACATGGCATTTCATTGGTCAACAAAAAAAATTCGATTGACTTCGTAGTTGCCACGGAGCATAATGGCGTCACCAGAATGACCACCAAATCCACAGGGAAAAGATGAAGCTCAAAGAATTTCTTGAGGAAAATCGAATCAATGCATTAGGCCTTGCGCGAAAGGCTGGCCTCAGTTTTTCCATTGTGTCAAGATATCTCAATGGGAAAAGGGGCCTCTCGCCCGAATCGGCCGCCCGCATTAGCGCCGCCACCGGAGGCGTGGTGACGGTGGAGGATCTGCTGTTCCCAAAGGGTTTGCCGGAGGGGGCGCGCATCTGCAACCATTCGCGCAATTAAGGGTCACGCAGGAATGATGAGCTCAGAGACCCCGGCAAACCT